AAGCACATGGGCTCTATCGCTGCCAGTCTCGGTATGTGACCTCCCTCAGGCATTAGCCCTGTAGAATCCGGCCAGAGCTAATCCCTCTGGCCTTTTCTTTGGAGGTTCCATGCCTGACATCGCCGTTTTCAAATCCGTCTCCCTGGACAAGCAAATCGTTTTTGCTGAGGTTTACGCCCCTGGGCGGCCCGATACCGACCGAGAGTTCATGACCTCAGACGAGATCGAGAAGATGGCCCATGCCTTTATGAAGTCCATGAAGCTGGATCAGGTGGATGAGCAGCACGACAACATTCAAGTGAATGGGTGCTGTGTGATCGAGTCCTTCATCGCCCGTAAGGGGGACCCCGACTTCATCGAAGGTGCTTGGGTCGTTGGCATGCACATTGACAACCCTGTGACCTGGGCCAAAATCAAGAAGGGTGAGATCAACGGTTTCAGTCTGGAAGCCATGGTCCGCAAAACTCCTACCGAGATCACCCTTGAGCTTCCACCGGTTCTGAGTGGATTGACCATGAAGGCTGATGGCCACACCCATGAATTCATGGTGGCTTACGACAGCGAAGGCAACTTTGTTGGTGGCAAGACCACAGAGCAGGACGGCCACTTCCATCTGATTCGCCGGGGCACGATCACCGAAGAAACCAACGGCCACACCCACCGTTTTTCTCACGTTGATCAACTTCAATTGCTGCCTGGACTAGCCTGATCTCAAGCTGTGCTACAGTTCGTCCAGTGCAGTTAATTTCACTGACTTGATTGCAGCAGCCGGAATGTTCTGCTAAAGTCGCGCAAACTTCAAAGAGAGCCCCCGTGCCAACAATCACCATGAAAGCTACCGAGATGACCGACGCCAAAGTCGCTCGCATCTCATTGGTGACCAGGGCGGCTACTAGAATCCCCTTCCGAGTCATCAAGCAGGAGAAGCCCATGGCTAAAGCGTTCAAATCCCTCGACCTCTCCTCCGTGTTCAAGCGTGAGAAGCCTGTCGTTGTCCCTGAGATCATGGGCGTCATCACCATGAAGTCTGAGTCCCTGAAGACTCAAATCGCCAACGCAGGCTTCAAGGTAGAGAAGGCTGAAGAGATGCAAGACGGATCGGTGGTCTTCGCTCAGGCTGACGATGTCAGCGGGGAAAGCACTCTGGTCCGCATCTCTGAAGATGCCGTGCTGGCCGTCAAAGGTCTCAAGCCTTACATGATGGATGTCACTCTGGAAGACGGCACCTCGTTCGAAGACGTGTGCAAGGCCAGCGGTTTTGTTCCAGGCCTGGGCTCTTCCATTGACCTGTTGCGCGGCACGGTTCTGTCTCTGGCCGAAAAGTCAGAGGACCCAGAGGCCACGATCCTGGTGGTTCAGAAGATGTTTGATGAGGTGAGCGCGTATGCCGCCTCCCTGATCAAAGACCTCCCGGCCAGTGCCTTCAGGCTGGAGTACCTTGAGTCGGATGACGCTGTGGTCAAAGCAGCCCCTCAGTCGGCTGACTCCGAAGGGACTCCGGTGGAGCCTTCTGCTCCCGTGGTGGCTGCCGTGATCAAATCGGATGCTTCCGATGGCGACGAGGAGGCCTTTAAGGCTTGCGCTGGCTGCAAGACTCCTGATGTCTGCCTGAAGGCCCAGGCCTGCTCTGCCTCCTCGGCCACCAAACAAGACGAAGTAGCGACTCCTGATGCAGCCCTGCTGGCGGTTACCGCCCTGACTGCAAAGATGGATTCGCTGATGAATACTTTCACCTCCGCCCTCTCGGGTATGGGTGAAACCGTATCGGGTCTCTCTGACAAAATCGCATCTGTGGAGGCAGTAGCCAAAGCAGCTCGCGAGGCTGTCGAGGGCACCGTTGTGTCGGGTGGTGGAAGTGACGACCGTAGTCAAACCCGGAAGAGTGATGTGCGCCCCGCAGGACGAGAAATCGACACCGCATTCGTGGACGTGCGCCGCCGCCGCTGATCGGTAATCCGTTAGATTCAATCCTTTTTTTCCTTGGAGTAATCAAATGCAGAATCAAGCCCTTGTGCAAAAGGCTGATCTGGCTCTGGCGGACCTTGCCTCTGGTGGTGGTCTCCTGAACCCGGAACAGACTGACTCGTTCATTCAAGTCCTGATGGACAGTCCTACCATCCTGAACCGCGCTCGCGTGGTCACGATGAACGCCCCACAGAAGAAGATCAACAAGATCGGCTTCGGGTCGCGTATCCTCCGCGCTGCCGTGTCGTCTACCAACTTGCCTGATGTGGACCGCGCCAAGCCTGACCTGGGCTTCGTGCAACTCAACAGCAAGGAAGTCATCGCTGAAATCCACATCCCCTATGATGTGTTTGAGGACAACATCGAAGGCGGCAACATCACCGCCCCTATGGGCTCTTCGCCCGGTGGCATGCACGACACCATCATGACTCTGGTTGGCCAGCGTACCGCGCTGGACCTGGAAGAGCTTGGCCTGCTGGGTGACGTTGCCAGCGGCGACAGCTACCTTGCTCTGTGCGACGGCTTCTTGAAGCGTGGCGTTGCTCGGGTGGTGGACGGTGGCGCTCAGCCCATCTCGAAGAACCTGTTCAAGGCGGCTATCAAGGCCATGCCTGACAAGTACCTGCGTAACCGCAGTGCTTTGAACTTCTTCGTGTCGACCGACAACGAGACCGAGTATCGCGACACCATCGCAAACCGTGTGACCGGCCTGGGTGACAGTGCTCTGGTGTCGGCCAATGCTCTGAGCGTCTTCGGCTCCAGCGTCAACGCTGCGCCTCTGATGCCCAATGCCCGTGGCATGTACACTGATCCGAAGAACCTGATCTTCGGTATCCAGCGCCGTGTCAACATCGAGTACGACAAGGACATCCGCGCCCGTAAGTTCATCGTGGTGGTGACGGCCCGTGTCGATTTCCAGATCGAAGAGACCGACGCCGTGGTGCAGATGATCAACATCGGCTAAGCGCTGGGTTGGACAACGTGAGGGGGCTGGTGTTATGCTGGCCCCCTTTCTTTTTGTGTTTGAGAGGTAGGAGAGCCTAATGTCAACGATCAACATCAAGCTGGTGGGTGCGAGCACCTACCAAACCCTGACCACCGCCTATGTTGCGGGTAGGTGCTACTCAGTCACTCCCGAGACTTGGGCTCACCTGTCCAAGCAGCTATCCCTGGACTACCTGTCCCCCATGTTCGTAGAGGCCTCAGAGGCCGAGGCCCAGTCCGGGGTGGTCCAGTTGGTCGGCCTGTCTTCTGGCCCTGTGCTCACCGACAACCGTCGCCCTGATCGGCCTAACGTCCCGCTGACCCCTCTGGCAACCCACGATCTGAACGGGGTGGCACTGGTCTCTGATGAAATGGCACCCAGTGATCTAGAGGTATCCGGGGTGGTGACTTCGGACGGCACTGTTGACACTGCCTCCCATGACCTGACCACTGCGGACCTGAACCCTCAGGCCACGGGCCACGAAGGGCTGGACGACGCGGATGAGGAGCCCACTGCCGAGGTCAAGCCTAAGCTGGTGATCAACAAAAAGTCTATCGTGAAGGTCTGATATGCCTCAACTGGTGAAGGTCTCGGAGGTAGCCGAGGCAATGAGCAGCACCGATGTCTCGGGCATGGAGCCAGCCATCGAAAGCGCCATCTCCCGGGCCATCATCAAGGTTGAGAACTTCCTGAAGACTTCTCTCGCCGCCTGTGAGGTGACCGACCTCTTCTACGTCAACGACTACACCGGGGAGCCCCTTGACGGCTACTACCGGTTGGTCTTGTCCAATGGATTTGTCCGAGGCAGTGTCTCGGTCTCTTCCATGCTGGGAGTGTCGGGCGACCCCACCGCCTCAGCAGGGGCCTTGTTCGACCTTCAGTACGTCTCAGCCACCTACCGGTCTGGGTACCTACCTGACGATGTGATTCATGAGCGTGTGAAGCAAGCCGTCATCTGTTTCACCCCTTTGCTGCTTCTGACCGCCTCCAGCAACCAGATCGAAGCCAAGGTGCTCCAGTCAGCCATGGACCGAGCCACGGCCCTTGATAGCTCCGGGGAGGCCATGCTTCTGGGTCTGCATCGCAAGGTGGGAGCCGCCATTCACCCGGTCAACAGCACGATCACCTACCTGACAAGCTGGACCCCATGATCCAAATCCAGATTCCTGAGCTAGAGGGAATCTTGGGTAGCGTCGAGCAGAAGCTCGATGAGGCCTTGAAAGAGGGCGTCCTGAAGTCAAACGCCCTGCTACTGAACCGCATCCGAACCCGCTTCCTGCAGACCAAAGACCCGGAGGGGGTTTTTTGGGAGCCGTCCTTTGCAGCCTTCCAACGCTCCATGTTGAAACGCAAGGGGGGTGGGGACACGCTTTTCGACACCGGGACGCTGTTCAACAGCATTCAACTGTTCAGCGTCAATCCCTATGAGGGGGCCATCGGCACTGATGTCCCTTACGCGGCCATTCACAATCTCGGCCTAGGCAATTTTCCAAAACGCGAGTTTCTTGGCTTTGGTATCCAGGACAATCGGATTGCCGTGGCAGTGTTCCTCAAAGAAGTACAGCAGGCTCTCAAATGAAACCCATGATTTCGTGTCTTGAAGACCTGACCTCCAAGGTTCAGCAAGTTGGTCAGATTGCAGGCCGCACCCTGTTTACGACCTCGATGGAGGCCTTGATCTCCGGAACCTCCATGATGCCCAAGCCCGCCGTAGGCTTCATGTATGAAGGGGCTCGCGCTCTGCAGTCGGAGGGGGCGGGGCGTCAAATCGGAGTCAGTTCTGAGATGGTGTTCTCAATCCTGCTGGTCCTTGAGCAGCCGGTCTTGAACATGAAGAAGGACAATGCCCCGTTGGCGCATGAGTTGCTAGACCTTCTGCGCCTGCAGATTCACGGCACCAGAGCCCCTACTGGCCACTTTTGGGCCTGGACGCTAGAGGCCCCTGTAGCTGTCAAAGGCACCACCGGCATCTGGCTTCAGCGCTGGTCAGTCCCGGTTCAGGTTACCCCCGCGAAGTGCTGACCTGTGGGCCGTTGCAATTAACTGCAACCGCTGTAGAATTCACCGGTCAGAACCCATTCACCTCCTACCTTCTTTGGAGAACTCCCCATGATCACTGTTCCAGAATCCCAAGCGCTGCTGTCCAACCCGGACTTGCTCGCCTCTTTGCTCCGCGAGGCTCAGGGCGTCAACATTGACGTGCTGGACGGTGTGGCTGCCGGTACCAAGATGAACGTGCCCGCCATGCGGACGGGAGACACCATCCGTAGTGCCATCGTGTTCAACGACACCTTCGCCCCTCCGACCCAGGACAAGGCCAACATCAGCATTGTTCCGACCACGGCGACCGGCACCCTTACCTTCTCCGGCAACCCAGTTGCTGGCGAGACGCTGGTGGTCAACGGCAACACCTACACGTTCCGCGCTGTCCCGACCAAGATCAACGAAGTGCTGATCACGACTGGCAACAACAACGCCATGGCCGCATCGCTGGCTGCTGCCATCAACGCCTATGAGTCACGCTATGAGTCGGCCCTGAACGGCGACGGCAACCGCACTCCCGGTGTGGCCGCTTCTGCCGCTGCCGCTGTGGTGACCGTGCGCTCCCGTGTCGATGGCCCCGGCAACGCTCCGACGATCACGGGTACCGCCACCCGCTTCACCATCGTGGGTTCGGGCACTGGCTCCGTGACCGTGACCTCCAACGCTGTGGTCGCTACCAACACCGTGGTGGTCAACGGAATCACCTTCACTGCCTCCGCTGCCCCTACGGGTGACGTGCAGTTCGCTGTGCGCGGCACCGATGCCCTGCAAGCTGCGGAAGTGGCCCGTGTCATCAACGCCTATCAGTTCAAGTACACCAACTTGGGCGTGAAGGCTGTGGCAGTCGGCGCAGTGGTCACCGTGACTCCTTCGACCGCACCTACCGGCAACGCCATCTCCCTGACCGAGGGCGCTACCAACGTGGCCGCTTCGGGCACGGGCTACCTGACCGGTGGTACCTTGGTCGGCGGTGTGACCTCCACCACCAACCTCGCAACCGCAACCCTTCTGCTGATGTGGTACAAGGCCTGATAGCCCGCCCTACTCAAGCACCAACCCCCATCACATTTAGGAGCACTCCATGAGCACTTGGGACGGAAACAACTACTACTACTCTGGCCAGGGCGTTGTCCTGCTGGGCAAGCGCGGCCCTGATGGCAAGCCCACTGGGCTGGTTCCAGTCGGAAACGTGAGCGCCCTCGCCATCAACATCGAGACCACGGTGTCGGAGCACAAGGAGTCTCAAACCGGGGCCCGTGGCATCGACAAGCGCTTGACCACGGAAACCAAGGCTGGCCTCTCGGTCACCATGGAGTCCTTCACGGCGGCCAACCTTCGCATTGCGTTGCGCGCCTCCACTGTGGTTAAGAAAGGCGCATCGGTGGTGGCCGAGGCTGTCAAGCTGTACATCGGAAAGGTGACTGGTCTTGCCAACATGAAGGTGTCGGCAGTGGCGGTCACCATGGGAGCCACCCCGCTGGTTGCCTACGTGAACGATGCCACTCCTTGGGACTACAAGCTGAATGCTGACGCCGGTTCTATCCTCCTGAATGATGGCAAGACCACGGCCTACTCTGCCGCAGGCGTCACGCCATCAGGGGCTACGATTGGAGCCACCACCACCATCACCGTGGCTAACACGTTGGTGGCTGGCGGCACTGTCCATTTGTACGGCTTCTCAGGTACTGGCGCTTCGGTGGTGAACAACAAGACCTTCACCGTGGTGTCCGCTACTGGTTCGGCCTTTGTCATTGCCGCAGACACCACTGCGTTGACCTTGACGGTCACCTCTGCCAAGGTGGTTTTTGATGGTGCTGCCTGTACTGTCAACTACACTTACGCAGACCAGTCTCAGGTGAACGCACTGACTGAAGGTACTGAAGACCTGTACATGCGCTTTGAGGGTCTGAACACGGCGGAGAACAACGAGCCTGTTGTCGTTGAAATCTTCAAGTTCTCGACTGACCCTCTGCAGCAGTTGGCTTTGATTGGTGACGAGATTCAGCAGTTTGAGTTGCAGGGCAACGTGCTGGCAGACCCCCTGCAAACCTCGGGCTCCAAGTTCTTCCGTCAGACCCTGCTGGGCCTCGGAGCCTGACCCTGGTGTGAGTTAAGTGCGGGGGGCTTAGGCTCCCCGTTTTTCTTTGTGTTGTTCTGAGAGGAAATGTATGTCGTTGTCTGATCTGTTGCCTGTCCCTGCTGCGGTCCCTGTGGGACGCGGCGAAGTCCATGTGGTAGGGCTCTCGTTGGAGGCCATCGTCTCCGTGTTCGTGGCTCACCGGGCTGACTTTGAGAAGTTCTTGGACCTGAACCAGTCACTCGACGTGACCGAAGTGGCTGCGACTGCTCCTCGCATGGTCAATGAAATTCTGTACGTGGCCTTGTCGAAGAAGTTCTCGGTGGAGGAGGTCTCAGCCTTGCCACTTCACCTTCAGGCTGACATCCTGGCCAAGTGCATGGAGTTGACGGTACCCGACCCAAAAAAGCTCCAAGGCCTCGTATCGGCGGTGTTCAAGGCCCTGCAAAAGCCGCCCCAAAACGCAAGCCCGACAAGCCCTCAGTTGCCATCCAACGAAGCATCGAAGAGCTTGTCGAGCGACTGATCGCCAATGGTCACCGCCTGGAAGACATCAAGGGGTACACCCCTCGGCAGCTTTTCAGGTTCGGTGAGCTGTTGTCACAGAGGCAGAAAGTGCTAGACCAGAATCACATGGTTATGGCTCACTTGGCTTATCATGCGGAGGGGAAAGAGTTCCACAAGGCCATCAAAAGTATCGAGAGCCAGACATGAGTACAAACGTCATTGAAGTTGTCCTGAAGGCCCGGTCCGAGCTAGGTCGCGGACTGGGTGACGCCAGGGTTCAATTCAATGGCCTCCGTGACTCGTTAGGGGCTCTCAACACCGGGGCCACCCAGGCCACCACCGCTACCCGTGATCTCGGAGAGCAGGCATCTCAGACGGCAGACCGGATGACAGCCCTGGTGAGCAATGTGAGCCTGCTGGTTAAGGGCTTCATTGGTCTGCAGGCCATTCGGGTGGTCAAAGACTTGGCTGACACCGCCGCCAGGGCCCAGGTGCTTGGTACCGTGCTTCGGGTGGTGGGTACCAACGCTGGGTTTAGCGTCGACAACCTGAACAAGGTAGAGAAGTCTGTCCGTGACATGGGCATCACGGCGTCCGCTGCCCGTCAGACTCTGACCCAATTGATTCAGTCCGGTCTGATCAACTCGGAAAACTCTGAGAAAGCCGCCCAACTGGCCCGTGCCAGCCAGGACTTGGCCGTTATCTCCGGGCAAAACTCTTCCGAGACATTGCAGAGGGTGTCTCTCAATATCCAGCAGCTTGACACGGTGGGTCTGAAGTTTCTCGGACTGATTGTTGACATCAAGACTGCCGAGCAGGACTACCGGATCGAGACCGGTAAGATGGTGGGTGAGCTTACCAAGCAGGAAAAGCAGCAGGCCCTGCTTAACGCAGTTCTAAAAGAGTCTCAAAAGCTGTCTGGCACCTACGAGGCCTCTCTAGGAGACGTGTCCAAGCAGTTGTCGTCGCTGGCCCGCTACCAGGAGGAGGCCAAGCGCGGTATCGGTGAAGGCCTATTGCCTGCCTACCTTGCCTTGACGGAGGAGTTCACCAAGTTCCTGAAGAACCTGAATCTGGTCACCGACGAGCTAGGGGGGCAGTCTCAAGGGGCCATCAACCTGGGCAATGCGGTTCGCACCTTGGCCGCCTCAGTTCGCGGTGTGGTTGAAACCCTGATCGAGTACCGGTCTGTCATTGGGACTCTTGCTGCGGCCTATGCGCTGCTCAAGGTACCAGCGGCTTTCTCCGCCATCCTGAGTCTTTTCGTGAGTGCTCAGCTACGCGCCCAGTCTCTAGCGACTTCCGTTGCCTTGGCACGCCTCTCCTTGGTGTCTTTAGGGTCGGCGGCACCCATCGCCGGTATCAGCAAAGTAACCTCCGCCCTATCTCTGCTACGTCTAGCCGCTGCGGGCGTCACCACGGCGGTCCTAGGGGCCTTCACGGGCTTTGCTATCGGCACTGCTCTCCGGGAAATCCCCATAGTCTCTCAATTGGCGACTTTTGCCATCAATTTGTTGGTAGGTTCCTTCGAGCAGCTTGCTCTTTCTTCCGAGTTGGCCGGGGTCACGATCACCCGGTCCATGGTCAAGCTGTTCAACTTCATCACCCGAGGAGGCACCGAGTCCAGTCGCGCCATGCTCAAGAAGCTGGATGCGGATGCTGAGGCTATTCAATTCCGGGCACGGCAGATCAGCGATGATGTCTCCACCTCGTTTGCTGCCATCGGCTCCGACCCTACGGAGTCAACGACCAATCTCAACATGGCTCTTAAGGTGGTGGAGTCCTTGGAGGCCGTGTCGACTGAGGCCAAGAAAGCCAGCCAAAAAATAGTGGAGCTTCGCGCCCTGGCCTCTAAAGGGGACGGAGGGGCTGAGGCCTTACTGGTGGCTCAAGAATCCAAGCTCAAGGCACTAGAAGCCAAGAAGAAGGCCCTAGACAAAGAGCTTCAGCGCCTGCGAGGACAGATCGCCCAGCCTGAGCTTGATCAGCTAAATGTCGCCCAGTTCGACTCCAAGGCGGTTATCTCCCGGGCCGAGAAGGATTTCAAAGACATCACCGATGCACTGGCTACCTCTCGTGAGAAGTTGGGCTTGAATGATTTGGTGCTGTTCGAAAACACCACCATCGCTGCTGAGTTCAGTGGAGGGCTGGGGCAGATACAGACACTGATCGACGGGTTCCTGTCCCCCTCCTTGATGAATATCGACGGAGAGGCCAAGGCCGCCGCCGCTAGTCTCAATGAGGTGGTCTCGGCCCTACGAAATCAAGCAGGCAAAGCCACCACGGCGGACGAACTCTACTCAGTTCTTCAGAAGATCGGCCCTGAGCTTTTGGTTCAGTCCGCCCGCTTGCGCGAGTTGCGGTCCAACCTGTCCTTTAAGGAGGGGGAGGCCACCATCAAGCAGTTGGACGAGGCAGTGATTGGTCTGTCCTCCAGATTGCAATTAGCTGCAACAGCCAGCAAGAACTTGTCAGACCTGACTGGGGATCAGCAGTCAAGGTTTCGCCAACTGCAAGAGGCCATGCTCGGGTACGGTCAGTCGCTGGGTAGTAGTTCCGGCTCGGTGGTGGACCTCAACCGGTCTCTTGCTTCTCTTCGCGACACCTCTCTGCAGACGGCGCAAATTCAGACCACGGCCTCTCAGCAAGCGAGCAACGCTGCTAGGGCGGAGTACGCCACTCAACTGGCAAACCTGAATCTCGTGGCCGAGCGCAAGCGGGCCCTGGTTGTCAGTGAGTACCCTACTGCCGAAATTCAGGCTCGCCGCTTGACTCAGTTAGAGGCTGGTAACCTGCGAGAGCGCGAATCCCTGGCTCGCACCTACTACCAAAAGCTGCAAGGACTGCAATCCGAGGCGTTTGATAAGTACAAGGCCTCACTGGACAAAGTGAAGGGCCTGGATGAGACCTTACGCAGCACAGAGCGCGAGGGGCAGAACGCCCTGCGTGAGCTTCGTCGCGAGGGACTCAGCGATGCCCAGCAGTACGCTGACCGCCGCCAAGAGGTGGAAGAGCTTGCCTCACAAGCCACCGAGGCCACTCTGCGCAAGGACTTTGAGCTTGCTCGCGAACTCAACTCCCGCCGCATCGAACTGGCCAAGGGTCTGGTCAACGGAGCGGGGGTGAATGAGGAGGACTCTAGGCGAATCGCTATTGAGGCGACCACCGCTGCCTACGAGGATCAGGAAGCCGTCATCAAGCGTCAGCGGGCAGAAGCTGTCAAAGCCGCCAAGGAGCAGCAGGACACTTACGCTAACTTGACCCGGGCCTTGGACGAGCTTTCGTCTAATCTGACCGGCATTGCTTCTGAGCAGATCGTCAAGATCAATCTTGAGGTCTCAGAGGACTCCTTGTCCGCTGTGACGGCTCAAGTGGAGGCCATTCAGCAGGCCATGATTCAAAAGGCCGTTGAGCTAAAGCTGGTCGTGGACCTTGATGACACCTCTCTGAGCAACGTCTTCAATCAGCTTCGCAGACAGTTCAAGGACTTGTCCATCACGGTGAAGGCCGACTTGTCGAACGCCCGTGGCATCCAGAGCAACGCCGCTGGAGGCCGCATCCGTGGCCCCGGCACCGGCACCAGTGACAGCATCCTGTCTTGGTTGTCCAATGGCGAGTACGTGGTCAAGGCAGCGGCTGTGCAGCGGTACGGCGCTGGGTACTTCGACATGCTCAACTCCATGGCGCTCCCTTCCTATGACCCTCCTGCATTTGCCACCGGAGGTATGCTCGGTGCTTCCCCGCAGACCACACGCGATGTAGTGGATGTCAACCTGAACATCGGCGGCAAGAAGGTTAGCCTCTTCGCAGAGCGCAGTCAGGCAAGTCAACTGGTGGATGCCATCTCTAAAACGAAAGCCTGAGCATGATCACCTTAGGATCACTTACCCTTGCCAACGGCCTCATGTGGGCTGAGCAGTTCCATTACACCGGCATCGTGCAGGAGGTTCGCCCTACTCTGGGCGGTACCCCTAAGGTGTACAGTGGTCGCATCGGGGGGCCTATGCCGATCACCTTGTCCAGCCTTCCTGATCAAGGCTGGCAGACAGTTCAGACTGTTCGGGAGCTTCAGGCTATGGCAAAATCCAACGGTCAGTTTCCATTGGTCTTTGGTAGCTACTCGTTCCTTGTCGGCTTCCGTCACACGGACTCTCCGGTGCTGGAGGCAACCCCACTGATCCCCAGGACCCAGCTTTTGGACGACGACTACTGCACCGTGGTCATCAAGCTGGCCTGCTATTCCCCTACCTAAGGAGTTCCCATGAGTATCCAAGCCAGTGAAATTGTGTGGCGTCAGGCCACCGAAAAGTCTGATGCCAGTTCCAACGGCGGGCGCATGTCTTCCGTGGCGATCCCTACCGGGGTTAAGAACGCGCTGTTCCCCAGCGCCAGTCAGTCGGAGCGCACGGCTGGCAGTATCAAATACCGCAAGGCGTTTGCCCACGTGGCCAATGATGACACGTTGACTCTGCTGGAGGGCAAGGTGTTCTTGACTCGCCCCACGCCGGGGGACGACCGCATCACGATCTTTCCGGCCACCCAGACTGACACTCAAGCCGCAGTCACGGGCTCGGAGCCTCAGTTTGGTATCGGCACCCTGAACGCCAACGTCAGCGCCTCAGCAACCACCATGACGGTTCTGGTGGAGGCGGCAGCTGACAACATCTTCCGCACCGGCATGACCGTCCGCATCAGCGACCGGCAGACCATTGAGGGAGTGGGCAACGAGCAGTTTCTGGTGCTGAGCGCCAACGCCACCTACTCGGGCAACGTGGCCACCCTGACGTTCACGACCACACCGCTGGCTTTCTCGTTTCTGGCGGCCACACCCACCTACGTTAGTTCTGTGATCATGTCTGGGTCAGTGGTTCCGACGATCACCGACTGGGCAGAGGCGAGTGGCACGGGCACTTACGATGAACTGACGTACCCAGTGCTGCCCCATGGCATCGGTAGTGTCCAGCAACTGTGGACCTTGACGTTCACCAGCAGCACCACCTTCACGGTCTCGGGCGACACCCTGGGCACTGTCGGCTCTGGTAACGTGAGCACCAACACGGTCCCTGCCAACCCCGCGTTTGCCAAGCCCTACTTCACGCTGCGCATGGCTGGCTTCGGCGGTACCTGGGCTACCGGCAACACAATTCAGTTCCGCACCAGCCCCGGGTCCGTCCCGGTCTGGTTCAAGCGGACCATCCCTGCCGGTGCCAACAGCCTGAGTCAGAACTTTAGTCGGGTCGGTGTTGACGGCGAAAGCGAATGAGTCTCGTAAAGTCCGATGTCCTAGCCCAGTTCAGAACCGAGGACTCCTACCGGGGGTCAGTTCTGACGCTGGAGCGGGACCCTCTGGCTGCCCCCTACGGCCACGTTTTTATCCGGCTGTACCATCAAGGCCCGTTCCCACGGGTCGTCAGCACCAGCGGATTCCCTGCCAACGCCGTGGCCTCAGACGTGGTGTCGGACCACACGGAGAACTTGTTTTTTCAGGGGCAGGACTCAGCCAGCTTTGGTAGGCCTGTGGTGCAGAATGCCAGGGTGCTTCAGGTCGGTAGGTTTCTTGGAAATACCGGGTTGCCCGTGGACGGTGTGAACCTGACGGTCAACGAGTTGACGGGGGAGATTCGAGCCAACCAGCAGGTGTACGGCACGGCGCAGGCCACCTACCAAAGCCGGTACACCCGACTCCAGTGCGCGTTCCAGAAGCTCCAGGATGCCTCCGGTAGTCCCAGCGACTACGCACCGATGGTGGTCATGGCGTTCAACACCTTCGGGGAACGGGCGTCCATCAGCCTGGACCCTCCGAACCGGAATGATGGCGGGGCATCTTACGGGGCTTATGATCGCGCCACGGGGGAGAGCCTGCTGGTGGAGTTGGATAACAAGTTCCCGGTAGCACTGGCCCACAATGATTCTCGTAGCAAGCTGGCCGCTATCGCTCGGCTGTTTGTCTACGGCTATGGTGATGCGCTTACCGTCCAGACCAGTCTGGGGGCTACGGTGTCAGGCGGGTTTGAGACCCTGGACATGGTCGAAGGCGTCAGCTTTAACGGGAGCCAGAGCCAATCGGTGCGCTACCCCCCTGTGAACGGGATCAGTGTCGCCTCTCAGGGGCAATTCTTTAGTGAGTTCACCAGTCCGTTCTCCCCTATGTTTGTTGCTGGAGGTTCCAGGGTGAGCGTAGTCCAGTGGCGTGGCTATCAGCGGTACTCCCTAACCGGCGACCGGGCGACCGCCGCCAACGAGGTTGTCTGCACCTCTGGGGGTGGGGTGCCCGTACCCGCTACCGGACTTGCCCGGGCCTCCTACAGCACTCGTAGGCAGTCTCTGACCTTACGCTGGGTGAGGGATGATGCTGCGTGGTTTGAGCCTGTTGTGGTGCTAGTCCGAGACTCCAAGGGGCGTTCCGGCACCTTGGTGGTGTCTCCTCCTAATAGACGAGGTGTCTGATGGACATGCTGTACCGGAACATGGAGGAGGTCTCTCGCGTGGTCGAAGAGGTGGACGTCACCGAGGACGGACAGTACAAGAAAGACCGCACCCCTGAGGACTACGGCGGCTCGCTGCTCAAGATACTCATCGTTCACCGTGTGACGTTGGCAGACGCCAGTGGCCGACTACTGACTCTGAAGTTTTCCAACCCAGAGCCTAAGAACAAGGTCAAGGAAACCGAGGGCCTTGCAGGCTCTATCACGTTAGACGGCAATCAGATTGCCTCTGGGGCCGGTGGCGATCCCCGCACCTGGACTACCGTGAGGAACCCCACCTTATCTCCTAGACTGGCCTCCCTGGTTCAGGATGTGGAGGAGCTTCAAGCCCAGGATGGCATATCCGGTTCAGTCTCATGACCGAGAACGCCCTTAGTCCATTTTCTCAGGTGGTGCTCTACGAAGGCGTCAACACCAGTGGCTTCCTGGGCAAGCCTCGGGCAGATCAATTTCACGCCGGGTGGGGTGAGCCCTTTAAGGACAGCGAGGGCAATCCGATCAAGCCCGGTACGGTCGGCGGCCCGTACCCCCACGCCACGTTACAGAAGAGAAACGGCAAGTGGGGTCTCTTGCAGAATAAGCGCCTGCAGTCGGTAGGTCCCATCAGTTGGTACGGTAAGCACCGCACCACCAAGCCAGACGCCAAAAGATGGGTCCTCAGCTTCCATGGGCCTATCAGCCGCCATTTCCCCTCTGATTTTGAGTACGGCACCTCGGCCACTCACAATGAGGTGTACTTCGAAGGCGGCCTTGCTGGTATCGCTCCCGGTCCTGTGCTCGGGGCTGCGTTGCAATCAATTGCACTGCCTGACAAGCCGGTGGTGCGCTGGCTGATGGTGGTCTGCCTGTATCAAGGCGGTGAGTCAGTGTTCAAGCGCCCATTCAAAGGGGCTCTGTACTTGTCTCAGACCGACCCAGAGACCATCGCCGCACTGCAGAACTTCAAGGACGAGCAGCACCCTGATGGCTGGGAAACCATCGGGGGTGTTACCGGGATTACCGAGTACGACCGGGCCAAGACCCCCTGGTTCTTTAACGAGAGCGGCACCGAGGCCCAGTGCCTCAAACTGAAAGATAAGTTTGGGCTGGACCCTGAGGGAGCCCCCGTGACCGAGAAGGCCGGGGACCGGTTTAAGCTCACAGTGGGCCAGTTCAGCGTCTCCACCGCCGCCTTGGGCAACGATGAGCCTTTCAAGTACACGGCCTCCGGAACCAGTACCAACACGGGCCTATGGACCAGTCCCGTAGACCCTTTTGGATTCCCTCACACGTGGGAGGAGAACAACGTCCAAGTCGAGTGGAAGATGGAGGGCAAGCAGGTAGTGGCGGTGGACTACGTAGGGGATACTGAGGTGGTAGTTCGCATGGTGATTGATACCCTCCTGCGATTCGACAAAGACCACATGAAAGGCGTAGATGACGTGCACGGAATCTCTCCTCCATCCCAGCAGGGTCCTTGGGACAACCGCAATCAGTACAATAATCCTAACGACATCGGAGTCGACCGAGAGAACTTCTCAGTCGGAGACCATTCTGCTGGAACTTGGTATGCGGGGCAGGTGTTGACCACCTTGGAGTGGACCATCAATCAAGTGGAGTATGTCCTTCCGATTGAAAACCAGATTATCCAGACCTCTGACATGTTTGATGGGAGGCCATACACCCCTCCTAATCGAGTCATGTTTTTTCGACAGAACCAGATTTACTACCTTCGCTACCTGGACGTTAGGGGCGACGGCTTTTTGGCAGCACGTCTCTACGTGTACAAGAACTTCGTCACCGAGACACGAAAGTCTGAGATCGAGGTTGAGATCACCGACACTGACTTCCAAGACGACAAGGTACAGCCCTATCTACAGGCTACGGATGTATGGGGGTCCGCACCATTGGTATCCACTAGCACCCTGCTGCGCAACAACAGCACTGCCTTCAACGCTGTTCGGGCGCTACCGCCCACGTGGACGTACTCGGTAACGTCTTTCATAGGGAGCCGACCCACGTACAACGACACAGCCGTGAAGGGGGAGATTCCCTACCCTGACTGGTATCCTGCTTCCCTTAGCCAGTTATACAATGGCTGGTATGGAATGAAGCTACTGAAGCATCAGCACCTGACCGACAACTGCGGATTCGCCCACCGTGAGGACGGTTCCTGGGTCGTCTCAGGTGTGTTTTTGGACTTTGACAGCAAGGCGTTGAAAGAGATCAGCGCGAGTTCGCCCTTCGACATCGAGTCCCTGGCCTCTGCCGCGATCTTCCACCCTTTAGGCGAAATGTGAGGCCAGCATGCCAGTATCCGCATCAGACATCGTTTTCAAGAAAAGTCAGCACTCGGCTGTTGGCATTTCATCCTTAGGGGGCGTGGTCGCTGCCTCGGTTTTTTCTCAGACTGCGACGGCACCCTCGCTGGTGACCGGCGTGACCGTTATGAGCGCCAGCAACAACACCCCCGGTCTTGGCCAGTTGAGCTACAACCCTTCTACCTCCGCGTTGCAATGGCAGCCACCGAACTCGGTGTCTTCTAGCGGGGTGATTGTCCTATCTAGTGGGGTGTACACCTTAGGCGGAGTCGAGGGCTTCTTGACGGTGAGCGTGGTGTTCTCCAGCCTGCCTACCATCTACCGGGTGGAGACGCTGACGGTATCCGCCAGCATGAACAACGTGTTCAATGACGTACAGCCAGCACAGGCGTTGATTGGTGACGTGCAATACCGGTGCCTGTACCTGCAGAACAATCATCCGACGAACACGGCGTCGGCTATCAAGCTGTTCATTCAGAACCAGCCTGCTGGCCCTCAGGTTCTAGCCATTGGCTTCAGCGCGTCTGAAGTGGCGGGCAACGGGACGACCACAGGAGTCGCGCAATCAATT